GGGTTGCTGCTTGGAAAACTGGCCACCGCCCTGGTACAACTCCGCAACAATGGGGCCATGCAAGAGTAAATGCATATATTGTTAAAAAGAAATCAGGTAAAAAACTTAATCACGATACGGATTTATAAAAATGGGTAAACAAAGAGAAGCATTTGGACGTGCTAGGTTCAATCAACTATTAAAGAAAAAAGGCATCGATACTAATAAGATGCATTCAGATAACGAAAAAGATGCAGCTGCAGCTAAGAAAAGATCATCAGCTGCTTCAAAAGATTTAGCATCTTTTAGAAAGAAAACTGGCATTAATTCTGAATCCGTAAATGAAGGTATTCTTAATAAAAGTACCTACAAGAGCAAGCTTGCTTGGTTTAAGGCATATAAAGAATTAAAAAAGATGAGAACATCAGTGGCTCCTGAAAAACAGAAAGACTACAGAAACCTTCTCAATACATTCTTTCATACATTAGATGATTTTAATCCAAAGATGATGGATAGATGGAACACTAAAACTTCTAATAAAAATAACCTTGGTAATGATTCAGTTGCTGATCTAAGATTTGAATTAAAAGATATTTTAGGAAAAGATGCAGGTAAAATTATGGAATCTGCAGATGAAATACATGAAGCAAAATCAAGAAACTTCTTTGGCACCAAGGTTGATGAAAAGAAGTTTGATGAATATATTAAGTATGTAAAAAAGAATAAGCTTGAGGAACCAACTGTTCGCATGATAGTACAAATGGTTGTTGATAAACAAAAAGGTGGCAAGTTATCTGGTCCTATGGAATACTTGGTAAATACATTAAAGCAAGACTTTAAGAACCCAAAGTATAAACAAGCTGTAAAATTATTTAAAGATGCTAGGCTTAATGAATCTGTTTCAACTAATTTAGATGAAGCACTGACTATGGTATCTCGTAAGCCACACCCTGCAGGTGGTCATATTGTTACCCTTAAAGATAGAAACGGCAAGAAAGTTGTTCGTCATTTACATAAAGGTAAAGTAAAGACACTATCTAAAGAAAGCGATGAGCTTGATGAAAAAGGCAATGGCCTTTGGGCAAACATTGCTGCTAAGAAAGCGCGTGGAGAAAAGATGAGAAAGAAAGGTGCTGACGGCGCACCTACAGATGCTCAGATTAAACATGCTCAAAGTACGAGTGAGAGTGTTGAACCTATTACAGAATTAACTGCAGCCGAAAAGAAACTTGTTAATCAGATGTATGATAAAAAGGGTAATCTAACACCACTTGGTAAGAAAGTTTTTAATCATAACAAGAAGCCTGGTGACAAAGGTTATGTAGAATGATTAAGTTTAAGGCATTCACTGAAGGACGTGGAGCTGATGGCAAAGGCCATTATAGAGCTACGGAAAAAGGTGCAGGGCTTACTCAAAAAGGCAGAGATGCTATTAATAGAAAAACTGGTAGCAACTTAAAGGCTCCAGTTACAGGTAAGGTTAAAGCTGGCAGTAAGGCAGCTGGACGTAGGAAATCATTCTGTGCTCGTATGAGTGGAATGAAAGGTCCTATGAAAGATGAAAAAGGGAGACCTACTCGTAAAGCGATGTCTCTCAGAAGATGGAAGTGTTAAGTTATGGCATCAGCAGACGTCGACTGGAAGAAACGGTTGGACCGAATCGAGGAAAAGATGGATAAGATGAGTGAAGTCTTAATCTCTCTTGCACGATTCGAAGAAAAAATGGATGCTTATAACGAGTACCGTGAGAGATCATGGGAGCGTATGAATAAGTTTTCTGAGAAATTAGATATAATTGAAAAGAAGTGCGACGATAATGCTCGTACTGTACACACTATAAATAAACTGTTCTGGATAGCAATAGTTGCTATCGGGGGCGCAATAGCAGCTCAACTTTGGATGTAAGGAGACACGAAATGAGCGACATAATGTCAAAGTTGGCGGCTAGATATGCTGAAGTCAACGAAAATAAAAAAATGACCAACCAAAAGGCCTTATCTAAAGCCTCTGCGTCAACACCTGCAGGTAAAGCTGCAGTAACATTACCTAAGGCACCTTGGGATAAAAAGAAAGAAGCCATGGATCCTGTTGATAAAAAGGAACTAAAAGGCAAGCATGCTGATCGTGATGACAAAGATATTGATAACGATGGCGATACAGATTCAACAGATAAGTATCTACACAAGCGCCGTAAAGCTATCTCAAAGAAAATGGATGAAGGTGAAGATAAAACAACACCTTGTCCTAAATGTGAAGGCTCTATGGAAAACCATGCTAAGGATTGTCCATCTGCAAAAGAAGCTAAATCTAAAGATGATACAGCTGTGATGAATCCTGGCAAAGAAAAGGATGATGTAAAAATGGAAAAGAATGAATCCACAAAATGGCCAGTATATGCACGTATCTTAGAAAAAGCAATGGCTCCTAAGAAAGATGCAGAAAAGCCTGAAGAGATTGATGCTAAGGATTCAAAATCTTCAAAAGACTTTGTTGATGATCACGAAAAAAGTGATGAAAAGAAGCAAGGTGATAAAGTTGATATCGCAGTAGCAATCAAAAAGAATGCATCTGCTTTAGCTAACCCAATGAAAGCTGCTCCACTTCGCCCTGGTGATAACAAGCAAGGTGATAAAGTAGCTGATAAACCAGAAGGAAAAATGTAAATGATTAAAGCCCCAGGCTGGTGTCCGAATGCTATTCCAACTCTGAAAGGTTGGAAGCATCACGTAAGACCAGAAATTCTTAAACCTGCTAAACTTACTCAAGAACAAATTGATGAGTATAATGGTGATACTGCTCAAGTGTTGATAGAAGCCGAACCAGCTCCTATCGCACCTACAGCTACTATGCTGACATCTAATGATAATATCTATGTAGATGTTGATGATAATATCGAAGGTATGAGTAAAGCTGAACTTGAAGAAGTTGGTCGTGAACATGGTATTGAACTTGACCGTAGGAAGAGCAGAAAAACTTTGATAGATACTTTGAAAGGCGTAATGCTAACAGAATAACAAAGTTTGGAATATCATGAATATTGAATTGACTGAGGATAACCTTCCTCTGTATGCAGCAAAACATTACTATAATCCACTTGGTGCAGATCATGATGAATTTATAGAAGACCTTAAAAGGTTTAAATATGTAAAGAGATTAGTGAATAGGTACATTGAGTCAGGCTATCTTGCAGATCGCCTTATTCTAAATCACCTTATCGTACTTCACAATGTGTTTGGTGTGAAACCAACAGTGGAGATGTTAAAGATAAGATTAGATAAACCTCAATGGCCTATCATTAAACCTTTTCTGATATATTTAAGAATGATTGATAATACAGAAATAATCGATGTAACTATGGATGAGACTGTAGTACAGGCACTAAGGAATATTTAAATGGGACTTTTATCAAGAGCAGGTGATCTAGTTTACACCCTGAGGTTTCTCAGGTTGCTCACTACGCCGTTTGATAAAACTACAGCATTTGAATTAGGGCTCATAGATGAAAAAGGCAAGAAACTTAAAAAGCCTGAAACAAAAGATGAGAAGGGAGCCTATAATACATTTCATAGGCTAGTGTTTAATATTAAGAAACTAATCCCTGGTAAGAAACTAGGTTCTTATGCAGCTGCTCTTTACTTGATGAAAGAGAAATATGGTGTAAGTAACTTTGATAAGGTTCTAAAAGAAAGTAATATTGATCCTCTTGATCTACTAGCTGAGAACAACGAATGGTTTATGTTAGAAGAAAAGCAGTTATCGCCAGGTGTCTATAGGGTAAATGGTAATAAGGTTCTAAACAAGAACTGCGAAGAATTGGTAAAGACAAGAGATCAGGTACGGATACCAGAGAACTGTTATCCTGTTGGTGATGTATTAGGTTTAGACATCTATGAAGTGATACATTTAAAATCTATGCAGAACATATACGTTACTGCAGGGGAACTAATCAGATGAAGAAAAAAGTTAAAGAAGATGCACCAACAAATTCAATAGCACATGGTGGCGTTGATATGGCTCCTAATACAGGTCCGAGAGTAAAAGAAATATCTGTAACAGATAAGCGCAGGAGAAAGGATAAACATCCGGTTCTACTTAAAAGGTTCCGTAAGTTTATAAACCATCAAGATGATTAACTTTAAAGATTATATTGGTGAGCCAGAATCGCTAAATGAAAATGCTCTTAAGGCATTAAGAGTTGCAACAAAGGCTCATAAAGGCCAGTCTAGGAAAAGTGGTGGTGAATACATTGATCATCCTAAAGAAGTTGCTCGATTTGTAAAACAATTTAAAAAATCTAATAACCTTTCTGCATTAATCCAAGCAGCTTATCTACATGATACACTGGAAGATACTGACACAACTTATGCAGATTTGGTTAAACAATTTGGTGGTTTAGTAGCAGATATGGTTCAGCAACTAACTACAGATAAAAAAGCATCTGATGCTATTGGCAAGGGTGA